ACTGTTACGCCCCTGCCGCCACCTATTCCACGCCGGAAAAATTCAACCAGCCCTCAACCCGCGCCGGCATTATCGAAGACCTGGAAAAAGACGCTAAAGCCTTCGCTGATCCCGGCCCTGTTTTCCTCTGTTTTACCTGTGACCCCTACCAACCGCTAGACGGTATCCATAAACTCACGCGCCAGGCTATTGAGGTTTTGCACCGGCACGATATTCCCGTGAGAATATTAACCAAGGGCGGAGTTGCCGCCGCCCGTGATTTTGACCTGCTTACTGCTAAAGACGAATTCGGCGCGTCCCTAACGTGTCTGGATGATAGCGAGTCCCTGAAGTGGGAACCCCGCGCTGCGTTACCGGAATCGCGTATGCTTACCCTTGCCCGCGCTAAAAATCAGGGAATTAGTACCTGGGCGAGTCTGGAACCTGTCCTTAACCCCGATACAACGTTGGAGATCATACGCCTAACCCATGACTACGTGGACATGTACAAGGTCGGCAAGCTCAATTACCACCCCCTCTCCAAAACTATTGACTGGAAACGCTTTGCCGATTCCGCCGTTAATCTCCTGGAGGGTCTGGGAAATAGGTATTATATCAAGGAAGATTTAAAGAAATACCTTGAATCCGCCACCGCCGGTGGCGCAACCCCTTGACAACCACGCACGGATGTGCTAGTTTTTAATTAATCATTAACTATGCCCTGGAAGAAATTCCGGGGCATTTTTATTTGGCGGAAGTATGTCCGAGCAAAAACAGCATGTTGAAATTCATAGAAAACTGGGTCTGCGCCGGGAACTTATCGAGAAAGCCCCTAAACTTCCGGGGGCTTTTTTTATACCCTTTATCGGTGACGGAGACATTGCCGCCGAACTCTATAGCGGACATCAAATCTATGGCGCAGACATAGACGCTAACAGGGTAAAAACCGCTACGGCGAGACTACCGAAATCCGATGTCGTTGAAGCGGACTGCGATAAATACCCCTTCCCCGATGTTAAAGAGGAATTTTCCCTCGCCGATTTTGATAGTTACTCCTACCCCTATGATTCGTTCAGGGAGTTTTGGAAGGTAGCGAAAACCAAGTCCCCGCTCGTATTATTTTTTACCGATGGACAACTACAGGCTATAAACAGAACCGGTCACTGGCGGCACCCTGATGGCAGCAAGCAAAATTCCAAAACCTTAACCGAGCGCAGACAGGTTGCTAACAAATACTTTACCGGCACCATTTTCCCCTGGTTTACCGAGTACATTAAACCCTGGACTATCACCCACACGCAAAAGTACAAGCGCGGACAAATGCTGTACTGGGGGTCGGTTATTGAAAAACCTGATACAGACACAGTTCCCGTTAAATCTATATTCGGCACCGGCAAAATAGGGCGACGCTGTGACAAATTTGACGCCGTTAAAAAAGAGCAATACCTTGCGAGTCTGCGCAGCGGCATAGGTCGCACCTTGGCAGCGGATAAAACAGGCGTAAGCCGGCAGACTCTATCTAACCACCGCACCCGCTACCCTGCGTTCGCGGAAGATGAATCGCTGGCAGAAACCCACGCCGATGAGAAAGTGGAAAATGCTCTCTATGAAGCCGCAGTATCCGGCAACGTCACCGCTATTCAGGTGTGGCTTTACAACCGCCAGCCTGGTAAATGGGCGGATCGCCGTAGTGTAAAACAGGAACTGTATGTACCGGATGGGATAAATGTCAAATTCGCCAACGAGTTATCAGACGCCGATCTTGAACGTATCGCCGCAACAGGCAGCCCAAGAGCTCTTAAAGCGGCGCAAGGCACGCCGTAACCTCCTTGATTTTACCCAGTATACCTTCCCTGACTATCAGGCCAACTGGCACCACGTAGAACTGTGCAAGGTCATCGATAAGTTCGTAGCGAAAGAAATACGACGGCTGATAATAACCATCCCCCCGCGCTACGGTAAGTCCGAACTCGGTAGCCGCCGCCTTCCCGCCTACATACTGGGCAAGTACCCGGACGATAGCATCATCGGCACCAGTTACGGGGCTGACTTGGCCTCCATGATGAACCGGGACGTACAGCGCATTATCGACAGCGACCGCTACCCCGCTCTTTTCCCTGACACTAAGTTATCGGGTGAGAACGTCCGTACCACCGCGCAGGGGTCATGGCTCCGTAACTCCGATATCTTCGAGGTAGTCAATCACAAAGGCTACTACAAGAGCGCGGGTGTGGGCGGAGCCATTACAGGCATGGGTTGTAAATGGGGTATCATAGACGACCCCGTTAAGAGCCGCGCCGAAGCCGAGTCCAAGACCTACCGCGATAACGTCTGGGAGTGGTATATCTCCACCTTCTACACCCGCTTGGAAAAGGACGCGTGTATCCTGATAATCCTTACCCGCTGGCATGAAGACGACCTGGTGGGGCGACTACTCGAACAAGCGAAACGAGACCCCAAGGCCGACCAGTGGGAACTCTTTAGTGTACCCGCTATAGCGGATGGGAAGCTAATGCCATGCGACCCCCGCCAGCCCGGCGACCCGTTATGGCCGGAGAAGTTTCCGCTATCCGACCTTATTAAGACTAAAGCCCATGGCTCCTATGAATGGGAAAGCCTTTACCAGCAGCGGCCATCCTCACCCTCTGGCAATATTATCAACCGCTCGTGGTGGAAATACTACAAACAGGCCCCAGCCAAATTAGACGAGTTAATCCTATCCTGGGACTGTACTTTTAAAGACACGGACGGCACTGACTACGTGGTAGGGCAGGTCTGGGGCAGGGTAGGCGCGGACAAATACCTCCTCGACCAAGTGCGGGCGCGCATGGACTTCCCCACAACCTTAGCAGCCGTCACCGCGTTATCGGCAAAGTGGCCGCGGGCACGGGCGAAGTTGGTGGAAGATAAAGCCAATGGCAGCGCCGTCATCGCCATGCTGAAAAAGAAGATACCAGGACTAATACCTGTCGAGCCGGAGGGCGGCAAGGTCGTCAGAGCCAGAGCGGTAAGCCCGGATATTCAAGCCGGTAATGTTTACATCCCTGAGGACGCTGGCTTTACCAGTGACTTCGTAGAAGAGTGCGCGGCCTTCCCCAACGGCGTTCACGACGACCAGGTGGACGCCATGACGCAGGCGCTTAATTGGATGGGCGCGGCCAAAGCCAACCCCCTACACATTGGATAGGACGGTAGAGCATGAGTTTAAGAGAAAAGATAATATACGCCCTGCTTCCGCAAGAGGCCAAGACCAAACTCAATATCAACCCCGGCCAGTTGCTTTCCCGCGCCGTAGCAGGCCAGCCGGTGTATTCGGATATGAGTGTGCGCAAGGCCGTGAGGGAAGGCTACGGCATGTCCATTCCCGTCTACCGCGGTATCCGTTCCGTGGTCAACGCCGTTTCCGGCGTTCCTTGGCGAGCGGAAAGGGACGGCGAACCCGTTCCCAATCACCCCTTTACCCTCACGTGGGCACATCCTAACCCTGAATTTTCCGGCCAGGATAACATGGAAATCATCATCGCCCACCTCATGCTTTGCGGTAAATCTATATTGCAGCCCCTTATTATAAACGCAATCCCCCGTGAGTTCTGGATGGCGATGCCGGATATGGTTAACCCCATCCCCAGTAAGCAACCCGGTATCTGGATTGACGGCTGGGAAATAACCATGCCGGACGGAAGTGTCAAGCCCGCGCCCCCGGAGCAATTCATCCAGTTCTTACGCGTTAACCCCGGCGACCTGTATAAGGGCATGGGGGACTTGCAGGCGGCGGGCCGTACCGTTGACACCGACAACGAAGCCCAGGACACACAAAAAGTCCAGCTTCAAAACCGCAACGTGCCGCCTGGTGTGTTTCAATTTGAAAGCAGTCTTGACGACGACCAGTACACGGAAGCCACCACAAGGGTAAGAGAAAAATTCTTGCAGAAGAATAAGCGCGGTGAGCCATGGGTATTAGGGGGTGGCTATAAATGGATTGAGATGGGCAGGACGCCGGTGGAGATGGACCTCATGGCCAGCCGTCTTCAGAACAAAAGAGATATCGCCGCCGCTTTAGGTGTTGACCCGTGGTGGGTTGGCGATCGCGAACACTCAACTTATAACAACGTAAACGATGCCAGGAAGAGTTTATATGAGGACAGCGGCATCCCCTTACTGGATGATGTCCGCGATACCCTTAACCTCAAACTGGCCCCGCTTTATGGTGACAACATCTATATCAACTATGACCTATCCGGCATCGCCATACTGAGGGAAGACGAGGACAAGAAGTCTCAAATCGCACAACGTTACTGGAGCATGGGCGTTCCCGTATCACAGTTAAATGACAAGTTAAAGCTCGGCCTTGTGGAGTTCGAGGGCTGGGACAATAGCTACCTGGCTTTCTCCGTGCAGCCGGTAGGCGAGAACGTTCCCGATATCGAGGAAGAAGCAACCCCGGACGGCGTCAAGATTCAGAATAAAACCCTCAACCTCAAAAGCGAAGAGCAGAAGGTAGCGCACTGGAAGCGGGTAGATAGCCGCCGTAACGCATGGGTAAAGGTCATGCAGAAACGTGCCCAAACTCTCTACAGCGCTGAAGGCAAGGCCGTACTCAAGTCCATTGAGGGCAAATCCATATCTGAACTGGGGGGGGTGACGGAAACTGCAATAAAGGGGCTGGAGGATAACTGGGAAAAGACTATTAAGGCGGCGGCGCTGGTAATGGTGGAAGACTTCGGCAAGGACACAGCGGCGGCTTTGGGCAGTACCAAGACCGAGCGCAAGTGGGAATTTGACGCCGTTAGTCAGGCCATTAAGGCATGGGCGGCCAAGCATGCCGGGGAAAGCATAACCTCTATTCTCTCCACTAATCTTAAAGATGTACAGAAAATAATCGCGGACGGTATCAGTGAAAACTTTAGCGTGTCCGAGATAGCCAAACAGTTAAAGGAATTTTACGGCAATTCCACTTATAAAGCGTACCGGACGGCGAGGACGGAAGTAAGTGAGGCCGCTGGGTTTGGCCAGCACGAAGCCGCCAAACAATCGGGCGCGGTCACTACCAAACAATGGATAAGTTCCAGAGACGACAGGGTAAGAGAGACCCACGCCGATATTGACGGGGAGGTCAAAGCTCTGGACGAACCCTACAGTAACGGCCTGATGTATCCTGGAGACGCTAGCGGTTCCCCGGAAGAGGTTATACAGTGCCGGTGCGTGGAAGCCTACGGGACGGGAGAATAGGGGGGAGTGAGATATGGAATTTTGGATAGTAGGAAAAGTGATAGACCTTAAGCATAACGGGTGGGCATTTCAAGGTATTTACGATGACGAGCAAAAGGCTGTTGCTAACTGCCGTACAGAGAAATATTTCATAGGTAAAGCAATGTTAAATAATTCCTTACCTGATAAAGACGAGGTATGGCCTGGTGCGTATTATCCCTTAGCCAAATAGTAATTATTCCCATGCGAACATCAAGCCCTCTTCGGAGGGCTTTTTTATTACCCAAAACAGGAGGCCGCCGATGCAGCAAAAATCTTTTAAGTTTGAAGTCAAGAGTTTCGATGAAGAGACGGGTGAGTTCGAGGGTATCGCGTCCGCTTTCCGTAAGGACCCGGATGCGGTAAAGGATATTGTTCATTCCGGCTCTTATACCAAGACCATTCAGGAAAACAAGGGCGAAATCATGCTCACGTATCCTCCCCATGACGTGCGCTCAATCGTAGGCAAGGGCGAGATAAAAGAGGTTAAGGAAGGCCTCTATATCAAAGGCACGATACTGCGGGGCATACAAAAGGGCGAAGAGGCGTACCTACTCATGAAAGCCGGTGTTATCTGCACCCTCTCCATTGGCTACGACGCTATCAAATGGTTCATGAAAGAAGGTATCCGCCACCTCACAGAAATCAAGCTCTACGAGGTGGCGTTGGTTCCGGGCACGCTGGCCGCCGATGACCAAGCCGTTATCTCTCACGTCAAAACCGACCTCAAAGCCGCTTCCTTTGAAGAGACCATGGCATGGTCGCAGCTCCGTTCCATGGGCGGGCGGCTGCTGGATACCCTGTACCAGACCATAGACAACATCATGTACGAATCCGGCAACGACAAGGCCGAGGAATTGGACACCGCTATTACCGCTTTCCACACCGCGTTCCTGAACTGGATTAGCTCTGCGGTAGATGCCGGGTTATTCAAAGTCAACAAAGAAGAATTTACCGTCAAAGCACAGACCGTTAAAGATAGCTTTAAGGCACTTCTGGAAAAGAAAACGGGAACGGAGCCGCCTACCGGCACTCCCGCACCTGTTAACGATTCCGAAGCCGCCGCGCTAAAGGACGTGCTTGACAAGATACAGGCCGATATCGGGGGCGTGGATATCGATAACGCCAACTCTAGAATAGACGCCCTGATTGCAAAAATTTAAAAAGGAGGCATTTTCATGCCCGAACTCAAGGAACTCCACGAACAAATCAAAACTACCTGGGAACAGATGAAAGCCAAGAACGACGATGTTCTGGCTGAAGCCAAGAAAATCGGTGAAGCTCGCGCCGAGGACAAAAAAGCCCTCGAAAAAATGAGCAACGACCTTACCGAGACAAAAAAGGTTCTGGATAACATCGCACTCAAAATCGAGCGCCAGACGCTGATACCCGCCGGCGCAGTTACCGCCGCTGAAGCTGAACGCGATGCCGCGTACAAGAAGGCGTTCATGAAATGGTCCCGGCTTGGCGGCAAGAACCTGGACTCCAGCGACTATAAAGCCTTGCGCGAAGCCATGTCCCCGGAGCGCAAAGCCCTGGTAGAGAATACCGCTGGCCTTTACCTGGTTCCGCAGGATATGGAGAAGAATATCATCCGCGCCGTCCCGCAACCCAACAGCATACTCAGCTATGTCTGGAGACGCCCGACCATCCGTAATAAGGTCAGCATCAACAGTCTCACCGATGTAATCGTGGGATGGGGCAAAATAGAACTCGGCAAGGATATCACCGAGTCTGAGCAGACACCTTCGCAGGGCGATATCGAGGCCGAAGACTTGTACGGCCTTTCCAAAATCGGTGAGGACGAACTTCAGGATTCTGACGCCAACCTGGAAGCAATCCTGGCCGACAGCTTCCGTATCGCCATTGAAAATGAGTCGGCCAAACGCATAGCTATCGGCCGCGGCCATACCACCTACAGCGAACCCGCAGGCATCGCCGTTGATGCTACTCTAATCGCCAGCTATAAGGTCAACTGGGCGGTAACAGATACCGCCGACACCGAGTCCATGATAAAGCTGCCGTATAAAGTCAAGGCTCAGTACCGGACAAACAAAGCGCAGTGCCCGTTCGTGATGAACAGCGAGACCGAACTTGCCCTCCGCCTTCTGCGCTCCAGCGGTGACGGCACGCACATGACCGGCCAATACCTGTGGCAGCCGTCTCTCCAGGTGGGGCAGCCTAACACCTTCGACGGGTATCCCATCGTCAACCAGGACGACATGAATTATCCCGCCGATGCCCTGGCTAAAATCAACGTGGTATTCGGTAACTTCCGCATGGGCTACATGCTCCTGGAACGCTCCGGCATCGCTATCCAGAGACTCGATGAACTCTACGCCGAAGCCGGCCTCGTGGGCTTCAAGGTTCACCGGAGAGTCGGCGGCGGCGTGGTCCGTAATCCCGCTTTCTACGGCATCTACAACAATACCTAGCGACTGATTCGGGCGGGTGAAATTCCCGCCCTCCTGAATAAATTTTATAGGAGAAAGTAGTGAAAAAATTCTTTTTAGTCACTTTAATTCTAGCGGTGTTTGCCGCTCTTGCCGCGCCCTTCAAGACATACTGGAAAAATGCGGTAGCTTCCCGGCTTTTCGCAAAGCCGCAAACAACCGCGGCCTGTCCCCTTCGTGCCCGCAGACGCAACAACCCCGACATCGGCGAATACATGTCCGAATCCGGTCGTATCGGTCTGGATGTGGAAATTGATGGTACTAAATATGCCACGATTCAGGCGGCCATGGACGCCGCTATAGCCGATGATATTATCCTTGTCGGGCCCGGTACTTACCAGGAAGACGTAACCTGGTCAAATTACAGCGGCATCCAGTTGCTACCGAAAATCCTCGGTACTGTAGTTGTTGAGGCTGTCACGGCCTTTGCTATCAGTATTGACCCCGCAGCGGCTTCCAGCACATGGTCTGCAACTATCGGCATAAAACTTTCTCACGGGGATGGACTCACCGGGTTGAAAGTCAACAACACCAATGTCGGCAAGAGAATCAACCTCTACCTGCTTGACATGGACGTGGAATCAGAAACGGCTACGGACAACGCCATAGTTGTTACTCGTTCCGGAGCTTCTGCTAACGCTATTCGTATCTACGCTTCCGCCTCTCGCCAGGCCACGATAGAAGGCCTCGTAACGGTAGCTCTTGAGTCCGCAGATGACCGTGTACGCTTCAACAATTATCGCCTTATTGGCGGTATCACTGTGACCGGCGCCGTGGCCAACGCAGAAATAACCCTGGAAGTATGCGGCATCAAGACTTCCGGCCGCGCTTTCCCGGCTGAGGCCACCCACAACATCATCGCCTGCTGGGAAGAGACCGATGCCAACCCGAACGTTTACACCGCTATCGCTGATGAAGTAGCACAGACAGCAACAAGCTAATTAATATCCCTTAAATAAAAGCAGGGCAGGGGGCTAAATACCCCCGCCTTACTTTTAAGGAGTTTATGGGAAGACCTGAAAAGGAAGCCAGAGACGAACGGTTAAAACAGCAGCAGGAACGGATAACCGTGTACTCCAGCCTGCCATATCAGACGTTCATGGTACATGCTATCAAAGCTCCTGTAGTTGAGGGAGTATTTACCATATTCTCCCCAACGGCCAACAAGGCTCAAAAGACACAGGCAATGCTAAAAGCATACCGGGGGCTAAAGGCTTTCGAGGACAAATTCCCAGAACCCCAACATGGCAACGAACCCACAACCGGGCTTCCTTACGCCTGGCATCCGAACTCACATGCCCTCATCGATTTAAGAGACGAGTTCTTTAAACATTGCCATTTGAATGATGGCAGGTGCCGGCTTCTAAGGACGTTCATTAACGCCGTTATCATCATCTATGACTACGACCCCCCGTATCGGATGATGATTGACTGGTGGGCGCAGCAACTTAATATCCAGAACTGGCGTTTTGACATGCCCGTGACCGTGGTAAATCACAACTGGGAATGGTGGACGCCATGAACAAATTAAGCAATTACTGCTGGCGCGGCATTATTCTCTTTGCATTCTATACCGTACTTGTGGGGTTAGCATATGGGTTATTAGCGGTAGCTTATTTTCTTTACCAAAAAATATTTTAAGGAGGCCTCATGAAAGTCAGAGTTTTAAAACCGTTCTACTATATCGGGACAAATCAAAACCTAAAACCCGGAGATGTGGTTAGCATCAAGGAAGAAGAGGCGGAACCATGGTTGAAGTCGGGACTTGCGGAACAGGATAAGGTAATGGAAGCCCCAAAGGAAACAAAGGTTATTATTCCCCCGGCCAACACCAAGAACCCGCCTATCAACACCCAGAAGAAATAGTGGAGGCACTCCATGGCTTTAAATACAACGGCTCTGGTAACACTACCGGAAGCCAAAAACTACATGCGCAAGGACGCGGCCGCCGCGCTCCATGTTGACGCCGAATACGTAGGTGCTGGTGATGGTGCGGAAACGCACTTCAGTCTCGACCACGCACCGGTGTCCGGTAGTCTGAAACTCTACCTAAATAATATCCCGTTAACGGAGACCACGCACTTCACCATCAGCGGCGCTAATATTACTTTCGTAGTTTACCCACCCAATGGGCAGCCGATAACTGCCAGTTACGATTACGCGGCAGGAGACGACACTTTTGAGGGCTATGATGACGTGCTTCTTGAGCACCTGATTAACGCCGCTACCAAGAAGTGCGAGGACGAGACAGGAAGGGCTTTTATCCAACGCTCTATTACGGATTCCATCAATGGGTCCGGCATGGACGCGTTGAGGCTGCCGAAAGCCCCGGTGGTATCCGTGTCCTCGGTGTCGTATAGGCGGGTAGTGGTAAAAACGGGAGACGCCACCACGTTGGCCTTCGCCCTGGGATATACCCCTAAATCAGACACGCTCACAGTTTATATTGACGGTGTGCTGAAGTCTACTCCCGCCGATTACTCACTCTCAGCCCAGACCGTGACCTTTACCGCTGCACCTGCTCTTGACGCTGAGATTGTATTCCGGTTTGAGGTAAAGCTCACGCTGGGCACGAACTATACGGAGAAACTGCACATGGCCCGACTAGTGGGTTCGTGGGTTAAGGACTATGAGTACGTGGTCACTTATACGGCCGGATACGGCAGTACGCGCGTCTTGGCGCAGGCGGCGGTCCCGGAAGCGGTTATGGCGGTATTAGCCGCTGTCGCCATCTGGGCGGAAAACCGGCTCGGCGTAAAGAGTGAAGGCGTTACCGGCGTTGGCAGCGTGGAATACAGCGACCCCGGGCATCTGCCGGCGCTATCCCGCAGTTATCTATCGCGCTTGAACAGGAACTTAATATGAACAAAACCGCAGTAGCCGAAACAAAGAAGTGCCGGTACACGGGCGTTCTATGTATGCATGAGTTTTGCAAGGAGTGCCCGGTTTGGCTTGATTTTGAGCAGAGGCAGTTAAGCAAAGATGCAGACTAATCTCTTTCGTGACCGCATCGTCATTATAGAAAAATTCACCACGCAAACCCCCACCGGTAAGGTTGTCACCAGGAAGCCGGTTGAGACGCGCTACGGTCTAAAAATACCCCTCGATTCACGGGCGGTGCTGGAATATCAGCAGCTTAAGTCAGAGGTCACACACAAACTCGTTTTTAATAAGGCCGTAACTTTGAACCTTGCCGTTAACGAGTTTCAGCACGGCGGCCATGTTTATCAACCCTTCCAACCCCCGCAACATCTACAAGGAAATACCGTGATTCTTGTGAAGGAAATATCATGACCGAGATAAGACTCGAATCTCATATTCAGGAAGCGGTAAAGATGATGAAAGACGGCGGGTTGCGACTTATGAAAGAGGCCGTCAACATCGTGCGCACCCAAACACTGGAAACCCTTTCCGGCTCCCGCAGTGGCCGCCAATACAAAATTCCGGGTACACAGAGATATTACACCGCGTCTGCGCCAGGGGAAGCACCGGCGCAAAGACTGGGAGAATTGCGCCAGCACGTTTCTACCGATGTTCAAATGGAGGACGGCGCGCCCGTAGGTTATGTGGGAGTTCCTCTAATTGAGACACCGAAAGGCGATAAAGAGGATATAGGGACGATGCTGGAAAAGGGCACAAAGAAAATGGCCCCGCGGCCGTGGCTGGAACCGAGCTTCGAAAAAGCCAAGGACGCGGTTATAAAAAACTTCTCCAAGCCCTGGGAGGAAAAATGACAGTAGATACTCAGGTCAGCCTTATCACTTTTCTCCATAACCTCTTCACAGCCGACCCCTCAATGATTTCGCTCATGGGCGGAACCGTGCGTATATATCCGGTGTGGGCGCAGGTGGATGCTGAATTTCCCTACCTCGTGCACCGGGTGGATATCAAACCCAGAGACATATTCCCTGAACAAACATCCTCTTATTATCTCGATATCTGGTTCAATTGTCCGGATTCGGCGAATGCGCTAGCGGTGAGGAAGCGCATTATCGAACTCATTGACGAGTTGCAATTTTCAACCGCTGAAATCGCCAACGGAAAAATCGGTAAAGTCGGGGACGGATTTGTACCGGAGACGGAACCGGATATCTGGCATTACGCATTGCAATTTTCCATAAAATTTTACAGAAAAGCTGAAACGTTAAATATTATCGGGAGGTAATCAATGACAGCTAAAAATGGTATACAGGCAAAGACTCACGAGAGAATTTTAATGGGTCCAGGAGCAGTCTATATCGGCGTGGCGGGAACGCAGCTCCTGGGTGCCACCAGCGGCGGAAACGTGCTGGAAATAAACCGTACCTTCATGGACATACGCCCGGATGGAGCCAGGGGGAAAACAAAAGGATACCGCATTCTTAAGAGCGTGGAAGCCATTCTGACCGTCCGGCTGATGGAAGTAACGGAGCAAATCATCAATTACGCTCTGGCCGGTTCCTCGCTAGCCGCCCATGTTATCACCGGCGGGGAAATCGTGGCTGATACTTACATCGACAAAATCACCATCGCTGCCGAGGTAAAGGGTGTGACCCCCGACTCAGAAGCGAATGCAGTTAAGGTTGAACTCACTAACTGCCTCGTGGAAGGCCCCCTGACCATTAACCTGCCGGAAAACGATGAGGTAAAAAACATCGAACTCAAATTTCACGCCCATTTCGACCCCTCCGCTCTTACTACGGAGCCGTGGTCTATCGCATTCACGCCGGTGCCATCCTAACCAAATATTTTTTAAGAAATAATTTGGGAGTTTATACACAAGGGGGAGTTATGAATTTAGAAATACGCGAGCTCACTAACAATGACGTTTTTGCATTGCTTGATATCGTGGTGAAAATAAGCGAGAAGGCTCAAAAGGATATCGCCGTGGTTGCCAAATCAGGCGACGTGCAGAAAGTCGGCAAAACTGTGCTGTCTATTCTCTTGAGCGGGGATACCAGGGAAGACATTAAGGCCTGGTGCGGCAACTTATATGAAATATCGGGAACTGAATTCGGGAACCTTCCGCTTTCCGTGACCGCTACCCTGATTAAATCCCTCCGTGAGCAGGAGGGATTAAGGGATTTTTTATCACAAGTATCGGCCTTAATCCCCGCCAGTTTAAAGGCCGCGTTCAAAAGTCTCGGCAACAAGTCCTAGATTTTCTTCAATCACGTTATCACCAACCCGTCAGCGAGTGCATGGCGTTGCCGTTTTCCCGTCTTGTTGTGGCGCGGGAAGCGATGAAAGAGGACAAATCAGTATTGCTTCTTTCCCTGATAGCCTTTTCATTAGGCGCGGCTGGTAATCATACCTATGAAGAATTTCTTGTAATCCTTGGATTGGTAGACGGGAAACCTTCACCAAAAATCACCAAAGCGGAAGCCATAGCCAAAGCGGAAGCAATAAAGAAAGCCATTGAACAAAGGAAAGCGTAATGGATATTTTTTCTCTGTTCGGGAAAATTGTCTTAACCGGATACGATGAAGCGGAAAAGCAAATGTCCGCTCTTGAAAGCTGGAGTAAAAAAAATGAAAAGGGACTTAGGGCCGTAGGGCAAATCGCTACGGGTATGGGCGCAGCGGTCACGGCGGCTTTGGGCTACTTTACTAAATCTGCCCTCGATGAAGAGGTAGGGGTTAACCGTCTCCGCAGCTCCCTTGACAACGCCGGGCAATCCTATGTTGCGTTAGAGGACGATATTGAAGGCGTTATCGCCGCCACGCAAAAGAAAACTAACTACAGTGACGGCGAACAGAGGGACGCTTTAACCGCGCTTATCGGTATTACCGGCACCTATGCCGGGGCCTTAAACCAACTTCAAATCGCTGTAGACCTGGCCGCTGCGAAGAGTATGGACCTAAATACCGCCGTAACACTGGTAGGGAGGGTTGCTACTGGCAACACTCAACTACTCTCTCGATATGGAATTGTTGTTAAGGAAGGCGCAAGCTCAACGGAAATTTTGGCGATGATGCAGAAGCGCTTTGCAGGAGCGGCGGAAGCGGCTGTTAGTCCTATTAAGAAAATGACTAATAGCATCAACGATATGGTTGAGGATTTAGGCAATAAACTTCTGCCAATATTGAAAACAGGCGCGTCATTTGTCTCCAATATCACTGATAAAGTCAAGGAGTGGACTAGCGAACACCCCAAGCTCACGCAAATACTCTTGGTGGGAGCGGGGGCGGTGGGGCTTATGCTTACTGGATTCGGGGCTACTGCGCTGTTGCTTCCCAAACTCATTACAGGGGTAGTAGAACTCAACAAAATCTTCCACCTGAAGGCTATCGCGCTTAAAGCGGTTACGGTCGCACAATGGCTATGGAACGCGGCCATGAGCGCCAACCCCATAGGTATTATCATCCTCGCGGTCGCGGCGTTGACGGCAGGTATAATCGCCTTGGTTAAAAACTGGGATAAGGTAAGTGATTTCTTCAATAAACTGTTTGGGGGTGCCAAGGTATCATCCGCCGAAATTGAAAAGATCAAGGAAGAAATACGGCTGTTGAATTTAGAATATAGCGCAGCCACGGCAACTCTCGCGGGTCTGGAGGCGGAGCTGGAGAAGGGTAAGAATTCCAGTTGGGGATTTGCCGAGCAGATACAAAACGCAAATGCTAGTCTGGATTCGCATAAGAAAAAGCTTGTCGAGGCCGAGAAGGAGCTGGGACGGATACAAGGTGAATACGATGCCGCCGCCACTGTGGTTGAAGATTTTCAGCGCCAGATTGATGAAGCTAACCGCGAACTGGATAAGCTCTCTAACCCCCGCCTTGAGGGGATGCAGGAATACGAAGATAAGATATTTGATGTCGAGCAGGAAATAAAGAAACTCCAGCTCGCCGAACTGGAAGAGGGCCCAAGTAAAAGCCGTAAGAAAAAGATTGAAGACCTGCAAGAACAACTGGATATACTGGGGCTTCAACGCGACCTCGAATACGATGCTGCGCAAAGGCAGGCCAAAGAAGCCGTAGAGACCGCGCAGGGACTCAATGAGGAAATCCCGTTAGCGAACGTGCCCGCTCTCATTCAAGAACAGATTGATAAACGCACAGCCCTGGCAGCTCAACTTGTGACGGCAAAAACCGAGTTGGCGTCACAGAATGATTTACTTACTACCCAAAAGGGTATAGTCACCGGAATAAAAGATGAAATTGCCGGATATGAGGCCGAGCTTGAAAACATAAACGTAATTATCACGAAGATAAACACCAACCTTGAAACTCAAATAAAAAGTCAGCGCGCTGCCGTAGAGGAACTGGGCGCGACGATAGACGCCACTTCAACACGCCTGGAAAATCTTACGCAAAATAAAGTCAATACCGATTCACAGGGACAGCTATTGCCGCCTCTGGAGGCACATGCGGGGGGGGGCTGGATAACCGAGCCCACGCTCTTGACCAGGTTGAGCAACATGCAGCCCTACGGCACTATGGCGGAAACCAAGCCCGAATATATTTCCCCGAATCAACAAGGCAGTGACATTGACAGCATCATCAGACGCATACCGGACATGATACGGCAGGGATTTGATAATGTTAGCATCCGCGTTCAGGTCGGGAGCAAGGAAGTGGCCTCAGTAATCTTCAGGGAAGGCTCTAACACGAAAGCGGCCAGGATATAAAATGAATAGTTTTACTTTTAACGGCACGGATTTAAGCGCGTACGGCCTTATTGTAAACAAGTATCCTAACCTGTTTCAACGTACCATGGAGTCGGCGCAGTTAAAAAATAAGGCGAAAGCCATCGGGACCTCCCGGCCTAAAAAAACACTTGAGTTTAATGTCACAATAGCCGCCGCCGATGCCGCGACCCTGCAATCGCATTTGGATAGCATTCGGGGTGTTTTAAATTTAGAGGATGACGCAGTGCTATCCATGGACAAATATACCGACCGTTATTGGATGGCCAGTTGTCCGTCAATGGTTCCCGCTGAAGAGGGGAGTTGTTATTGGATAGGAACAATCATTTTTGTCGCTAATGACCCCGATGCCTACGACAACTCGGAGACGACATCGAACCACACAATAGACGCCGACCCCAAGACATTTAACGAGGTGGTAGGGGGCACGGCGGAAACAAAGCCTGTGTACACGCTCACGGCGGACGATACTATCACCGCGATAACAATCACCAACGCCACCACCGGCGAAGAATTTGAAATCACGGTGGCGATGATGGCTACGGACGTGCTGGTGATAAATACCGACACCATGGTAGTCACCCTCAACGGCACCGAGGTCATGACGGGCGTGCCAGTTACCAGCCAGTACCCAAAGCTTTTACCCGGCACCAACGCATTCACCGTGACCGGATTCCACGGAGCCATGGTCACGGTTTACCCGAAACGATACTGTTAGGAGACGAATATGGCTGATGCACCAATAACAGGATTACCGGAAATTACGGAGCTAAGCGAAGACGACCTGCTCGCTGTTGTGGACATGATTCTGGGTCCATCGAAAAGAGCAAAATACAGCAACATAGTTGGTAAATTATACCAAGGGCGGCGCTACCAATTGCTCAATCCTTATGCTAGCATTAAGGCTAACTGCTATAAAGGGCAGACGCATTTTCACTCGAACTATACTGGAGACGATGGGGTAGACACGCCCGCAGCAATAGTGACTGCGTACAAAAACGCCGGATATCATTTTGTTTGTCTGACCGGGCACGGGGTAATAACTCCTGACCCATCCGTAGCCGATATATTATACATTCCCGGCGTTGAAGAAACAGTTGCCGATACCTGGGACACAAACCACCTTAACGCCGATGCTGTTGTTGGCGGTACGGATATGCAGGCACGGCTGGAATCTATAGTGTTAGAGGCAAACGCCCTCTCGTGTCTGAACCATCCAACCACCCTGAATCCGTCTCATTATCTACCGTTGGACGACTTGAATCTCGTTGAACTCAAAACCGCTGCGGTGAATAACGAAACCGTATTGAAGTATTTACTGGACGCAAATAAAGACGTTTTTGGCATAGCCGCAGATGATTGCCATGATTTAGGGGGCGCTGATTTTAACGTCAACTGCGTCATGGTATATGCTGATAGCTTATCCATTGCGAACATAATAGCCTCTCTCCGTGACGGGAACTTCTACAGCATGGAAGTAGGTGGCTCAACCATTTCCAGTATTACCTGCGTAGACGGAGTCATTTCCATTACAGTTAGTGCATCCAGTAATATTGAGTTTCTGGGCAAGGGCGACCGCGCGCTGCAGACCGATAACGCCACCACAACCGCGAATTATACCATCAAAGGCAATGAGCGATATATCCGAATCAGGATAACCAATGTCTCAACCAGCAAAAAAACCTGGACAAATAGATTCAGATTGGCAGCCATCGGTAATAATTTCGGTGACTATCCGATTCTTTTTAAACCCGATATTTCTGGCGCCTACCTATCCGCTGCCGTGGCGGATATGCTCGGAAATTCCCCGTGCAGAATTCCGCTAAATACGTTAGCAGGTTCATCTGTAAAATCCAGCGGGTGGACATTTGGAGACCTGTACCCGCTGGCAACCTCAATAGCATCTGGCGGCGGCGCAGCCCAAATACTTGACGCTGACGTTTCCCCAGCCTTTACCGCAGCCAAGGTCTTGTATGCCAAAGTGGATTGGACTGATGGAGCGGGAGCTAATCCTGGCGAGGGATGGGTCACCGCCGTAGTATCAGGAACAGAGCTTGCTATATCAAAAGTGTCCGGTGCTGACTTTATAGGCAATGGGGGCAAATATCATATCAGCGCTGGATATTTTACAGCACGGGAAACTCGTTGGCATAACTTAATCGCCAAAGCCACCTATGTTAATCCCATTGCTGCCTCCCGTGTACAGGTTGGACTAATTATCAACGGCGTTTATACAAAGGCTTTGCACGACCACGCTGCAATATCAGATTACAAGACAGTAATTAATCCAATAAAGACGTACCTGATAGTCGGAGACATAATGGCTCTTGCCGGATACTCCGCTAACGCAGCCAACACGGTTGATATTCACGGCGCCGCTAGCGAACCCACAAGTTTATATATAGAAGCATTGCCGTAGGAGATTAAATGCCCGATTACCTTTTAAAAGAAGACGGCTTTTACCTGCTCAAAGAAGACGGCGGCAAGATAATCCTCAACGGCGCTTTTCCTCCAGCTCCCACCGGTGTCACCGCCACCAAAGGCACGCACACCGATAAAGTCGTTATCACCTGGACTAAAGCCGTGGGCGCTACCGGATACCGCGTCTACCGCAACGGCGTGGATATATCGGGCTTGCTCGGAGACGTGGACACATATGATGACCTCACCGCCGCCGCCCCCACTATCACACCCGGTACCGCCGCTGCCAGCGATGGGACATATAAAGACAAAGTGGCGCTCGCCCTCACCGGCGCATCCACAACCAATGGATTCACTTATACCTATGAAGTCAAATCCGTCAACGCCGAGGGCGAAAACCCCTACGGCGATACCGATACCGGCTACCGGGGCGTGGGCGCGCTCACCAAACAGTGGCAAAGAAGCGCGGCGGATTCAGACGCGGATTACACCAACCTCACCGGAGCCACCGCATCAACCTATAACGATACCACCGCGCCCGTGGACGCCACCGGCCGCTATTACAAATGCGTCCTCAACGCCGCCGGGGCGGCACAGCAGACATCAACAGCAGACCGGGGCTACCGGGAGCACCGCCTCAAGCCCCGCAATGTATCGCAGTTGGTGTTAGTAACCACCGACAGTAAAAAGATTTTCATTCCCAACGCCTGGGGCGCGAGCCCGGTACGGCGTGTTAACGAACTGGACACGCTGACCTTCAATATACCCGTCACCAGCCGTGCCGAACCCTATCTCTATTACCCCAGCGAGGTTTGGCTATCAAAAGACGGGGTGGTGCAAAACCGGTACATAGTTTTTGACGTGGAACGGCACCTGGAGGGCGGCAGCGCCTACATTGCCGTCACGTGCAAAGGCTACGGCTACGTCCTCGTTAAAGACAAACGCATACTCTCCTATAACAAAACCTTAACGGATAACCTTAAAGTCAGCGACCACATGGCCGCCTTCCTCGCGTACCAGGAAACGGCGCGTATAACATTCGGCGGCGTCAGCTCCTCACTGGATAAAGTGGTAGCTGTCAACATCGCCTCCGTCACCGATATCTGGGCCGCCGCTAAAATCCTCCAGCAAACGGTGGGAGGATACCTCTCCGTGGAGATGGACCCCACAGATTCCACGGTGTGGGAAATATGGCTAAGGGACGATATCGGCAGTAACACCGGCCAGGAACTCCGCACCGGCAAGAACCTCACCAGCGTCGTCCACAAAACCGCGTACGCTGACTACTGCAACCGCCTCTACGCCGTGGGCTCGGGCGTGAACTTAAGCGGCAAAGCGTATACGTATGTGAGTGCGGAAAAATCAGCGGACGCCACGTATGGGTATCTGAAACTGCTGGAGAAATACGGGGCGTATCAGGGGTGGACTGGGGCAGGAAATGCATTGCCAGCAGGCATGACCATTTATAAACCGGGCGGCTCCTGGGTTAACCCCACATCCATAGTCTCCGCTACCAACTGGGTAAGCCCCGGCAATGCTATTGATAACAACGAAGCCACAGAGGCTTTTTATCTCACATGGGCTCCCAATCAGTGGTGCGAGCGCATAGAAGTAGCGAGAGCCCCCACGGCGTCTACCCAGATTAAATGGGGTCATGGATACTACATTAACCAGTACGGGAACCCCTCTTCATATATTGCAGAACTGGATATCTATTACGGGGCGGCCTGGCACAACATCTATTATGGTTCTCCCGGAGCTGACGTGGGCTGGGTTACCACCTCTTTTGCGCAGCAGACAATAACCGGGGTTCGCTTACGCTTCTACCACATGACCCCGGCATCGGGCAGCGATATTTGCTGGGTGAAGGAAATCTATATCTGGAACACTACCGGCTACGCTGACGATTCTGTAAATTGGGTGCAGGGCGCGGATGAAGAAACACTCCGCTGCGCCATCGCTGTTTATGACGCCTCCACCCCCTATGTTATTTCCTACACCCACGCCGATTACCTGATTTACCTGGACGGCGTGACCGGACACGATACCCTGGCCGCGGGCTGGCGTTCCCATATCATCAACGGCGGCGGGAGCTACAGCGCGACTGACGTGGACGCATTGCTGGAACTGGCAATAACGGATATGGACGGCCTGATAACGCCGCGTGTGTCTATAGATGTGGGCGCAATTGACCTGTCAGCCGAAGCGGGGCGGGAGTTCGAGACACCGGCTCTGGGGAACACGGTAAAAGTAATCGCGCCGGAAATCAACGTGGCGGAAACACAGCGCATTGTCGTCATCACCAGTCCCGACCTCGCGCAGCCGTACCGGGTTGCGTTCGATATCGGGAACAAAACGAAAGACATTATAGACGAGATTTGAAGAGGTGAGATATGGCGGAATGGATAGGCGTTGGCATATCGGCTTTATTATTACTGGCGGCCGTCATTGCGTTTTTTGTGCGTGAAGGCTCATGGAAAACCAAGAGCAGGGATAAAGACGACTCGCTTCACCAGGAAATCAATGCCCTAAGGGATACGTTCAAACTGGAATTATCCCACACTACCGATGGGCTGGAGCGGGTGGAAAAGATACTGGGCAACGGAAAAGGCCTTATTAACGATGTACGGCTGCTGGAGAAATGCATCGAAGTGAATGAGCAAAAAACAGCCGGTGCTATTAAGGATATCCACACCCGGCTTTCTGCCCAGCAGCACGAGATAGATGAAATCAAAAGGACTAATTAGGAGATGAAAATGAATGATAGCTGGACGTGGTTAAATGAAGTTGTGCAGAATATTATGGGAGTGGCGGTGGTTGGTACATATCTTTACCTTACGATAGTAGGCAGGGATACACCTGCGATACTTGAGACATTTGCGGCAGCTATCCTGATATTCTTCGGCTTCAAAGTTTATAAGGCGAGCCGGAACGGAGCAGTCAAATGAAGTGGCCGGAAAAAGCTTACTGTTGGCTGCTGTGGATAACTGGATTCTACGATACTGATGGTCAATACCCGACTGCTGGTGACAGGGAGAAAATCACATTCATGCTCCGGCGTAGCAAAGAGCGCATGGGGATATGGTGGTGGGTATTATCGTTGGCTACTCTACTTGGAGTGTGGACGCTGTGCCTGCTGGTGTCGTGGTGGTGGGTGCCACTGGAAGCGTTTTTATTGTGGCTGTTCGTGCACGTTTTATTTGCGTACGAGCCGCCGGACAATGATTTTTGGGGAGGTGAAGACTAAGCCATTAAGAAGTACCGTAAACATTTGAAGTAACAGGGGAGGTGTAAAAGCCTCCCCCGCTTTTTTATTTGGTTTTTGTTTTTTCCCCGGGATAACCGTTTACAAAATTCGTCATCTGCAATTCAAAGTCTTTAAGGCTTAATTGCCAATAGAATTCCTCCCATCCCTTAAAGAGCCTGAAACCGCTAAATGAGAACGAGTCTTGCGCCGAGTTCTTTTCTGACAGGGCGGAGCTGTATTTTAAAAAATATTTACCATTTGCCTTAAACAGTATATATCCTCTTAGCCACATCTCAATTGTTTTATTCACACGCTCTCCCCTGTTTTGATATTATAGCACTTCAGTCCAGCGTATTATTTGTTTGTGCGGTAGCTACCAAAAAGCTACCGCATTCTACGGTATCCGGCGGTGACGGGCAGAACCTATGTTCTGGAATTTGCTATAAAACGGTGTCATACGACACCAGAGAAGACGGGATATAGCGCATATGGGACGCTATCACCGGGTTAAAACTCGTAGCTAAAACCGGCTTTTATTCTAGTAATAGCTACCATTTAGCTACCCCAACCCGTCAAGTATCCGCTCGAACTTTTCCGCTACCTGCTCCTGGATGCCGGGGAGAATATGGGAGTAGATATCCGCCGTTATCTGGATGCTGGAATGGCCTAAGCGTTCCTGCACGATTTTAAGGTGGACTCCAGCCTTTAACAGTATCGAGGCGTGGGTGTGGCGGGCATCGTGCAAGCGTATCCGTTTCAACCCGCTTCTTTTTACCAGTACGTTCCAGCGGCCGGTGATGAAGTTGGGGCTATAGGGGTTGCCGTTGTCGCGGCAGAATACAATCCTGTCATCGCTAAAGGTGTTACCCGATAAAAGCAGCGAGGACACGGTATCGGCCTTGAGTTTTTGCAGCATGGCGATTGTGGAAGAGGGTAGGGTCACGCTCCGGCGTCCGTATTTGCTCTTTGTGTCTTTAAAAAAATATCCTCTCTCTTTGTTGTGGTGTAGAGACTGGCGGATATTTACCCGGCCCGGAGCAAGTTCCACCTCGCGCCAGCGCAGCGCCAACAGCTCCGAGCGGCGCAAGCCCGTGTATAATGCCAACTGAAACAGGGGATACCAGTCCGTATTAGTAACAAATTTCAGGAACGCCGCGACTTCGCTTTCATTCCAGGTCTCAAACGGCGGCTGCTCTTTGGGGGGAATTATCGCGGCGTGGGCGGGGTTGCGTGTTAGTAACTGCCACGTGATAGCGGTCTCTAACGCTTTATGCAGGACCGCGTGATGATAGCGGACACTGTTAGGGGCTTGTGTTTTTACCTTTTCACTGTAGTAGTCTTGGATTTGGAGCAGGCGCAGCCGCGACAGCGGGAGCCTGCCCAGTCCGGGTATGAGGTGGTTATTGATAATGCCGGTGTATCTATCGAGCGCGGTAGGGGATAGGGACGGGGCGTAGCTGACAATCCAGCGCCTCAAATAATCTCCGACACTAACGCGGTCATCATGCGCAAGCACACCCATATCCTGCTGTGACAATAGCTCCGTGAGTTTGGCCTCGGCCTGCCGGCGTGTGCCCTTGACCGAGTACCATTTGCGGCGGCGTTTACCGTTAGCGTCCCGATCCAGGTCAATAACGATAGACCATGAACTCTTATAGCGCTTCCTTAAACAACCCCGCATTTTAACATCTACCCCATTTATGATTTATCTGTATTTACTATTTGGTTGTCTTTTTTCTTCATCCACCGTCCGTAACTTGGCGCGTAGTTTTACGGCTAGCTCCTTGCATTCATCAACCAGGTCGCGGTCTTGTATTAAATTCAGTCGGCTTATTGTTGCCTCAATATCGTGTTTGTTCACATAACTAGCTACAAGTAATTGGCGGGCTTTTCTTATCGCCTTTCCGGGTGTCATACGGACATAAAAAGCAACTGCGCCCACGATGAACATGGCGATAAATAGGATTGTAATCCATACCCCCATAACTATCTCCTAAAAGCTATTCCAGTGCCCGGCGGCGATAACCCTGCCCAGGATTTCAACCTCGGAGGCGAGGATATCCTTATAGTCTCCGTTGGAACTGGTAAGGCGAAAGCGGTCGTTTTGCTTGTGAACGTGACGGGCACAGACCTCATTGCCAATGCGTACAATATATATCTTGCCGTCTATAACGTCCATGGCTTTAGAATCTACCACCGCCGTGTCACCGGAGTGTATCTTGTCCCCCACGAGAGAGTCCCCGCTTATTTTTAAAGCGTAGGCGTTGTCAGGGCGGGTGCTGCCCAACATCTCCCTTGAGATTTCCACCGACTCCCCTTGCTCCTGGTCTACGGCAAAGGGATAACCGGCAGGGACGGCCCCGCGTAGGGGTAGACTAACAAGCTCCATGCGCTCGCTTAGTTCCTTTAAGAGTTCACCAACTGGACGCTTTACAGGTTCTGGTATTCCTTCGCTATCTATCAATTCGGAGACGGTTACACCAAGGCCGCGAGCAAGAACCCGCGCGGTTTCCAAGGTAGGAGACTTAATAAAACCAGATTCCAACCTCCTGATATATTGTCCCGATATCGTGGCATTGTCATCTGAACTGGTACAAAGGTCAGCTAATTTTTCCGGGCTAACACCAAGCCGTTTCCTTAAAACCCTCAATTTTTCACAAAATTCCATATCACTATTTTAGTGCCGAGTTATCTTTAAAGATAGCCTAAAAACTTGTACTTTAGTACTGAAAAACACCAATCAAAGATACTATTATAAAAATATTTTCAAAAACAAATAAAAGGTATTGACAAAAAGGTTTAGTAAGGTTATACTATGAATATGATTATCACAACGGAATTAATCAAAGAAATCAGGCAGCAAGGAATCATCGCCACTCTAAGAAAAGCCGGTAGGAAATTTGATTGCGTTGAGTGCCCGAAACCCATCGAGGCCGGAACCTATTACTACCAGATTTATCACACCGGCTCCGGCGTAGACGCCCATCCCCAGAGGGTGCATGGTGACGAAATCGGAAAGTTCTTTGCCGAACACGATGAAAACGGATGCCGTCAGGTATTCCCGTTGAGGTAGGGACATGATAAAAAGGAAGTTTACCAGAAAAGAAAAACGGAATAGGAATTCCAGACTCGTAGCTTTCACGGAAACTCACCCGGACTGGACACAGGAAGCTATAGCGAGCCAGTTCAGAATATCCCAGCCTAACCTTTCCAAGATTCTAAAGCGTATCCGCCACGCATAGCAAAGGAGCAAAGATGAGCAAGTACATGTGTGCAACTTACAAAGAGGGGAAGGGGTATCCCGTATTTTTCGTAAGCCAAAACTCCTCCGGCAATTTCCACAACGGGGAGAAGCAGCAACTATGTAAATGCCCTTCATTTGGCAAGGCCATGAGGATGACGGGGACAATGAATACTTTAATCGCCGCTTCCAGGAATCTTATCTAAATGGATAGGGCGGAACTGGAGCGGAAAGTCTTGGAGGGGCTGAATCTTCAGAGGCCGTGTGATGTTCCTATATTCAAGAAAGCCATAACGTTAAAACCCACACCGGAACTGGAAAAAATATACGAGGCCATGAAAAGGGGTAGGTAAATGACACTCCGTCAACTTGATAAGATGTTTAACCCGCAACCTAATCCCTACGAGTTATTAGTAGAAGATATTGCGTGCCGGGTAGCGGAGAAACTTAACAAAGCCGAATCCAGGCCAGAAGCGTGGATGAGCGTAGCCGAGGCCGCAAAGCATTTTGGCGTGGGCCAGACCACTATCAGGGAGGCGGTAGCAACCGGCGAGTTACCGCATACACACATAGGCAACCGCTTGGTTATCCTCGTGAGTGAGGTCAGGGACAGGGCGTTAAAAGCCCTCAAATAAACAAGAAAGTAGAGACAACATGCAAGGATTCGTAATCACAGGAAATATGCAGTACATATCACGTCTACTGGAACTCCGGTTAAAGCGTGAAGCTGAAGAGAAAGCACGGCCGCTCCGGGAAATACGGGAGCGCCGGAACCCTAATCAGGAGCTTCAAAACATGATGAAACGGGAAGGGAAGTAGCCCAATGCCAGAGACTAAAAAGAACAACGACTACAGCAACAGCGCCGACATCACCAACAGCCCCGCAGTCAAGGACTTGCTGGAAAAATATCTGATAGCGTTATGCATCGGCAGCGACCTTCAGGCAAAGGTTAAGCTCGCCACCGCAGACCTTCAGCTACAGATTGCGGCCAACGAATCCGCCGCCGATTTCTATAAACAGATTAAAGAGGCGGTAAACGGATTGGGCAGTTATCAGAACGTTGACGCCGGACACTATGCGGTGAAACAGCGTCAACTGCACCGTGGCTATGACGCTGACGCATTTGTCATGCACTTCCCCGGCCATGTCCCGTCCGTCATTGATTACAAGCCCGTCATTAACATGGTATCGCTCACGGGACTGGTTAACGCGGGTAAAATCACTGACGCCGCCTTGAAAGAGAAGGCGGTAATAAAGGAAACCGAGACGTTCAGGTGGGTGATTCAGTAGTGTTCACAATAGTGTGGATACCCCCGGAAACAGAACGTAAATACACCAAAGACTACCTTAACTACCTGGCAAGCAAAATCACGATAAAGAGCGCGACTGAATGCGATAGAGAAAAGGAGAAAAGTGAAAATCACATCTAAAATTACCAAAGTTAAACCCGGTAACAAAAATTCAATAGCGATATTCGATGAAACTAATACCCGTTACTCCGGCTTCAAGGGAAAGCCAAAGGGCTTGGATGAAATTCACGAAGGCGATACCGTCACCTTTGAATTTGAAATTGACGGCGAGTACAGGAACGTTATCGCCATTGAGAGCATCGTTCCCGCACCGGTATCCAGTGCGCCCGCCCCTATTCCCCCACCCTCCGGTGACAACACCATGTCCAAAGAGGAATGGGCAGAAAAAGACCGCATAGAACGTGCCAGCATCGAGGCACAGACAGCGTACAAGGGCATTATGGAACTGTCGGGTCATTACATGGATAAAACAGGCGGCGTGCCTGGTGACGGAAAACTGGGTGAGGCTTGCAAACGCGCCCTGGATTGGGCGCTGGAAAAACTGGGCGGCGCTGTTGCATCCACACCCGCTTCAGAACCCGCAAAACCAAAATCTGACACCGACCCGGACTGGGATAGGCTCCAGAGCGGCGGCGATCCCAAACAGGTGATAGCGGGGATGAAACACCCTACCGCAGAGGAACGCCTTAAAGAGGCCATGATTGCGGGAGCTTACAATATGGGGCATATCAACGCCCGCGTCTACGCTAAATACCACATCGCGGACTGGAAGAAGCTTTCTGTTGCCCAGTTCACCGAACTCTTGACCGATGTAAAAGCCTGTCAGATACCCAAGCAGTAAATTTTTTTACCTTGTCCGAGTACGTGTTTACCCGTATACGACTACATAGAAAGGGGGTAGTACAGCACTAATCAATTTACTCTGCCCTCGTGATTCATCCTGGTACTGCACGAGGGCAGGAATAAGAGGAGTAGGGAAAATGAGAATTTTAGTAGCCTGTGAATTTAGCCAAATCGTAACTAAAGCTTTCAGGGAAAAGGGGCATGAGGCTTACTCTTGCGATATCCTCCCAACTGAAGGTAATCCGGCGTGGCATATCCAGGACGATGTACTAAAACACCTTAATGATGGCTGGGATATGATGATAGCACATCCGCCTTGTACTTATTTATCAAACGCTGGGGCAAGGCATTTATATCCTGAGGGAAATTTGAATTATGAAAGATATGTAAAAGGATTAAAGGCACAACAATTCTTTATGATTTTATTTAATGCTGCAATACCTAAAATTTGTATAGAGAATCCCATTCCGTCAAAAATATATAAATTACCTAGTTATTCTCAAATGATACAGCCATACGAATTTGGTCATCCTTATAAAAAAAAGACATGCCTTTGGCTAAAGAATTTACCTCCTTTAATTCCAACACAAGTATTAGCGGAGAGACAAAGTTCTAAAATAGCCGGAAACTGGTTTAATAAAGGTGGAAAAGAACGGCAGCGAAATAGAGCTAAAACATTCCCAGGTATCGCACAAGCTATGGCCGCCCAGTGGAGCTAATAGTAAAGGGAAAGGGATAACATGGCTAGACCGCAACTTGAAGACGGGCGCACTGAAATAGCAAATGAATTGCTTGAGGCTATAATACGAACTCATTTTAGCCCCACTGAACATGCGGTGTTGTGGGCGGTTATCCGCAAAACATACGGATGGCACAAAAAAATTGACCGGATTAGCTTCACCCAGTTTGAGGAACTTACCAAGATAAATCGGTGGCATATTGCGCCAGTATTACAGGGGTTGATTAAGCGCAATATCATCATCCGCCAGGGGGAGAAACAAGCTTTGGAATACGGCATACAAAAAGACTTCGACCTCTGGCAACCGTTACCGAAATCCGTAATAGCAACCGTTACCGATAACCGTAACGATACTATTACTAAAACTGGTAATGAACCGTTACCAAAACACGTAACGGTTGAAGATGATAAACCATTACCGATTCTGGAGAAAACCATTACCGATTCTGGAGAAACCATTACTAAAACTGGTAATGAAACCGTTACTAAAATTGGTACACACAAAAGCAATAAAGCAATTACAAAAGAAACTATACAAAAGAAAGGGTATGTTTTACCGGAATGGATAAATGAAAAAACTTGGTACGCTTTTTTAGAAATGAGAAAACGAATCAAAAAACCATTAACGGATTATGGTTGCCAGGTTGCTATTAAGAAACTCCAGAAATTAAAAGACACCGGTCAAGACCCAAATGCGATACTGGATACTTCTATCATGAATAGCTGGCAAGGAATATGGCCGGAGAAAGGTAGCGATAAAGATGGAAAAACTGGGCAAAATACTGAAAAAAATGGGGCTAACAGTTTCCGCGCCAGTATCAACCGCCCCATCAACCCCTGAATACAAGTGCGGGATTTGTAAGGATATGTTGATGATACACCCCTTAATCAACGGCAGGCCGGATTACTCGCAGTCCGTGCCATGCAGGTGCCAGAACGTAGTGGAGGCACGGGCACGCAAAGCGCAGCGGCTTATGAAATACTGTCACCTTCCAGAAGATACGGAAAACCGCACATTTGAAAAGTTTGACGCTTACACGCCACATCTACAGGAAGCATTAGCGGCGGCGAAGGCGTTTACGCCAAATGGTAAATCCAAGGCTCTGGTTATCGGAGGCAAGGTGGATACCGGAAAATCCCATTTGGCGATTGCGGTATGCCGCGCCTGGTTAGCTCTCGATGTTCCAGCCCGTTATGTGTTCGTGCCGTGGATGCTGGATGAACTCCGCGCCGGTCAAAACAAAGAAGGTGATGAATCCTATTACCGGCAAATGCTGATTTACCAGACGGTGCCGATGCTGTGTCTGGACGACCTGGCGGCGGAAAAGACAACGGAATTCACGCGGGAAAAGGTGACGACTATTTTACAAATGCGCTGGGAGGCCGGGTTGTACACGATGGTCACCATGAACAAGCCCCTTGACCAAATACCCGGAGACGATGAAGGGCGTATAGGTTCGCGCCTACGCCGTTACGCCGGGGATAACATCATCGGCATTGAGGACTGCGGAGAATACTCACTAAAGGGTGGCAAAGATGGACATTAAGCGTGTAATCATACCGGAATGGGAACGCAAGGGCAGGGTAATCGTGAAGTACCTGTACTACCAGACTATTCTAGGCAAACCACATGCAGAGGTTGAACTGGAAATACAGCAAGGAAGGAATTAAGTGAAAATATGTGTAGCACAATTTTTATTAAAGCTCTCACAGACGATGATAAACCTTACCCGATAGAACCTAATGAACTTGTTTTTGAAAGCCCAGAAATATTTACACCGGATAAACCTACTTGTACTTGTTGGATAGGCGATAAAGACGGTGACGGGAAAATTCTACGACAGTCTTTTGTTGAAGAATGTTTGCAACCCTTTTTACAGAAAATAAGCTGGGGGAAAATAGTTATTGAAATTCATTAACTAATATAACAGGGGAAAAACTAAGGGAGGGATAAGAAAATGGAATGTCCAGTATGTAAAAAGAGTGTTACCTCAATAAGAATCGGGGCAACAATAGGCGCAGGACAACTAACCGCCTGCCCTAATTGTGGTGTAGTTATTTGTGAACAAGTCATAATCAAACAGGAGCGTAAACATGACTAACAAAGCTCAAATTAAGGAACTGGCAGAACTACAAACATATCTACAAAGCGCAGAGGTAGATGTTATTCAATTTGTGCATGGTGGTTCACCTGTTTATAGGAAATGCCATATTGTAGCGCGCTCCGCTTATGAGTTAGCCCAATCACTCATCTCCTCCGGCTACATCAACAAGAAGAACATCAAGCTGACGGCTCTTGAATCCATAGATAAACAGATTAATGCTATTCTCGGACAATGTTCAGAGCGTTCATATCGTTGGAGAACAGTTGTCCTTGCCCTAGAAAAGTTACTTGGTGAAATTGAACTTGATGAGCCTTGTAAAATAAGGGAGGCACATGCCTAATTTATTAACACCTGAGGAAATTCAAAACAAAGTAAATAAATATGTAATAGAAATGATTACTTACCCAATAGAATCATTTGACGAATTGGTAGGAACGGTAATGTTACACTTTGGTTTATCTTATGAAGTAGCATCTTCTGTTACCTTTAATGCCTTAAGAGCGCAAGCCTACAAGGAAAAGATAGAGAAACTTGCCGAGCCGGAGAAGCTAAGGGAAACAATAGTCTTTAACTTAAAACTACACGAAGCTAGGTTAAAGGATATTCCAAGTGATGTTAATACAGAAAGACTCATTATCAAAGAGGAACATTCTAGAAATATTTTTGTAAATGAAATTATCTTCCTGCTTACCCCTTACCTTGAGAAAGCTAAACAGGAAGAACGGGATAAATTTAACTGCGAATTGGAAGACATTTTGAATAATTCCGGTGGTGATTACGAATCACATATTCAAGAACTACGTAACAGGCTTTTAAAGGACGGTAAGTAAATGAAAACATATTGTCCAGAGTGTCATGTTCAGCGGTGTACATAATGAAGCCGTATACTGTTCCTGTTGCGGGGCCGTGCTGGTAGACCCGCCGCCCAAAAAGGAATGTCCCGATTGCAATGAGCTTAACGCCGCCCGTTCCAATTACTGTACCAGGTGCCGTCATTATTTTGGGGAGAAGGTGAGCGCATGAAAATAAGAAGGATAGTCAATGACAAGGATATTGAAGGTTCCCGGCTTCCGAATTGGTACGGAATAGCCTATAGAGATTATGAGTGTCGCCGCACACATCTTTATATTATTCCACTAAATCTTATCGTGCGTTACGCTTTTAAATTATACTGGTTAATTTTTAGGTGGCTAAAATACGATGATTACGAAAAACGATTGCGTTACGCAGAAGAAAGAGGATTTAACAATGGCTATGAATTAGGTAGTAAGTTTTTAGAATCCATGATGAGAAGATTAATTGAGGAGAAAAAATGAAAATACCAAAGACTTTAAAAATAGGCGGCATAAATTATTTAGTAGTAGTTGAACCAATCAAAATGCATGGTGCTTCTAATTGTGGTAGTTGTAATAATGCCGTTGCTGTTATTACGATAAACAGTGAGGACAATATTCAAGTCCAGGAAACAACCTTAATCCACGAGATAATAGAGGCTATCAATAACATAAACGATTTGCAATTATCCCACCAGACTATAAGTACACTGGAAACAAATTTATTTCAAGTCTTACGGGATAACGATTTATTAAAATAGGAGAAGGTAAGTAAATGAGAAAACAAATCCCGTGCGAGATATTACCGGCGCATATCAGCGAGGATGCTTTTCAAACTTGCGTCATTGAACTGGCTCAATACCTTGGTTATCGTGTGGCGCACTTTAGAGGCGTGCGTATACAGCGCAGGAACGGTAGCGTTTACTATCAGACGCCCTGTCAAGCCGATGGTAAGGGTTGGCCCGACTTGGTACTTGTACATGGATTTAAACGCCGGACAATCTATATAGAGTGTAAGAGTGAAAAAGGCAGGACATCGCCGGAACAGGACGAATGGCTAAAGGTGCTGGCAGACGCAGGTAATGAGGTATACACCATAAGACCGAGCGAATACGATTACAACAAGCACGTGCTGATGCT